ATCGTTAGTGATACCACCGTCTCCTAACTTACATAAGTCTTCAGAGTATTGTACTATTCCATCTTTTTCTGTTGTTCTTGAAAAATACATTATTGTTTGTTTTGTTAATTTGCTAATCTTCACCCCTATAAAGGGGCAAAGTTAGAAAACTAGTCTGGGATAACTGCTGTTCTTACTGCACCTAGATTTGTAATTGACATACAAATCCAACCTGATGCTTTCTTAACACAGCGAACCAAATCAGTATCAGTGCAAAGGTATTCTTGAGTTCCATCAGAATCAATGTTATTGATTTTTTCGTTAGACGAAGCTGGAGTTCTCAATTCAAAGTTTGCACCTGCAGCACAGTTAATTATAACTTCATACCCATCATCTTGACGAGCAAGAGAAGGTAAAGTTATCCAGTCGTTAGCATCATTTACAACACCTACAACCTTAACTGATTTTGCATAATCTGGAACAGTGTTTATTGAACTATTAGCTGCTGCTGCTTTAAGTTCTACTGTTTCAAATCTTAATGCTTTTGTCTTTGGTTTTGAATTATTTAGAGCCATATTTATTTATTCGTTTAATTGTTAATAATAAGCGACCTAAATAAGTTATGCTACTAATATATCAAATAATACTGGTGCTGCTTTTGACCAAGCCTTAAACTTGAAATCAACACGAGAGTTGATACCAATACCAGAGATTTGACCTCCTGAAACAACAGGGTCTTGCAAAACATTGATTTTACCGTAAGTAGATTTACAAATACCTAAGTGAAGCATATTCTTAACGCCTGCAAATAAGTGTCCTGAAGTTAGCTTGTTAGATGAATAGTGTTCAAATCCACCATATTTAAAACCTTGTTTTGTTCCATTGATTAAGATGTCATCTGCTGAAGTATAACCCATACCCATAGCAAATTTTTCTAGTTTTTCAAAATCTGCTGGTCTCCATACGAAAAATCCACCATATCTTTCAAACATTGAATCCCCATTAGCTTCACGAATTTCACGCTTAACACCAGAGATTATATCGTCGATGTTAGATTCTGAAACTGTGATATTTCCTGCTGAAACACCGATAGAAGCATTGTCAAAGTCTGTATATTCTGCGTGGTTAGCATACATAGCAGTTTCAATAGCTTCATTAAGAACGATTGCTTGGTTTTCTGCGATTTCCATCCAACCATTAAATGTCTTTTGAGCCATATCAGCACGGTCAATATACATAGCTGCAATCTTGTAAGTGTTGATAGTTACAGTATCATCAGTTGTAGTAAGAGCTTCTGGAGTATATGCAGAACCTCTTGTTCCTGTATTAGCTGTGAAGTCTGTTAAGTATGGATTATGAATTACTTGTGTATCTGTATATTCAACACGAGCAATTCTTTTCCATTTGTTATCTTCTGACAATCTTTCTTGTAAAGTTGTCAAATATTCATTTTTATAAATTATTGCCATTTTTTAATAAATTAAATTAGTAATTTATCAAATGGCTTTATGTTAGTCTTGTGTAAACATTCCTGTGTTTTTAGATTTTTGTCTGCGAGCGTTTACAACTTTCTTTCTTAGCTCAAAGTCGTCTGGTAATTCTCCAAAAGGTTTCGCCAACCAAAACTCAATCGAATCTTGCGACATATTTGAAGTTTTACCTCTACTTTTAGGAGCTGAATTTCCAGTTCTTTTAACTTCGCGGAAATCTTCTAGTTCTTGAAGGAAATATTTGTTTTCTACAACTTGGTCAAAAGTTTTACCAGTATTCTTAGCAAATTCTTGTGCGAGTTTGTATTCATCACCTCCTTTTAATCCATTAGCTGTAAGGAATGCTTTTACATCGTAACCTAAGTCATTTGATGCTTTGCTTGGCTCTTTAGTTTGAGTTTTATTCTTGTTTCTATCAAGAATAGCTTTGTATTTAAGAGCTTCTGCTTTCCAATCTTTTTCATCTTCTTGAGATTCAAAATTTTGGTTTTGAGAGTCCTCTTGACTATCGTCTTGAGTGTTCTCGTCTTGGTCTTGAGTATCAAGCTGTTCCAAGTCAGCTGTTGTTTCTTCGTTTATCATAGTGAAGTTCTAGTTAATCCGCTATTTTTCAAAGTTGCGGGTTCTTGATTAATTTAATTATAACTTGTTAATAATATTTTTGTCAAACTGGGGATAATTAATCCCAATACAATGTTACATCTAGCGTGTTTGCTATTGTTGCATAAAGTCCTGTATTGAAGTTTGCATTACCTAAATTGTGATAACCTATTGCTGGAGTAATTGTGTTATTTATAACAGTTGTTGCAGCACTAGTATTATCCCAGAATTTAATAGTTCCACCTGTTGTAGAATTTACATACATACCTTTTAAAATACCTGCCCCTGTTTTTACTAACGCACTTGCAGTTAGATTTGTATATTTATTTGCTCCCATTATATTGCTTCATTATATGGAGATTCGACGACTTTCTCCTCTGGTTTAATTTCTGATAATTTTTTAAGCCCTGCTTCTAAAAGCATTACGCCTTGAGCTAAACCTCTTAAATCTTGACCAAGTTCTGCATCTGACATAACACCTTCGCCTCTAATTGTTCGCATAACCATAAAAAACGCAGCGTTTGTCATTGGGTTAGATGCCCCATTTCTTAAAGTACCATTTGAATAAATAGAAGCTAAAAGAACTTTTCTTACTGCTTCTACCATTTCTGGGTCAGCATTAAATTGAGTTATTTTTGTTTTTTCTAAATCTGTTAATTCGTACATAATTATTGATTAACTTGTAATGGTTGTTCCCCGACAGGAGCAACTTGTTCCATTTGTGATGGCTGTGTTTGTTGTGGAGCTTCAGTAATTTCAGTAAAATCTATTGCAGACATTCCACTTTCTTCTAATAATTGATTAAATGCTTTGCCTATTCCTGGAATTTGACTAAAGGCTTGAGGATTACGCATAACTTCACGAATAATGTTAGTTATCTTATCAGCATTTTGTGCCATATATCTTTGTTTGCCTTTTATATTAACAAACACATCTAAAGGTATATTTTCAAATTCTCCTTTCATTGTCTCAAAGAATTTTCTATTACCACCTTTTTTAAATTCGGTCATATAAAAATCTATTAAATCATTTCTTTGTGCTTCATCTACAATCTTACCGTTTAAAATCATTTCTTTGATTTTCTTTTCAGTTTGATTTTCTGCAATAGTCTTTCCAATAGTTAGCATCTCGTCTAGTGTTAATTCTTCACTAAACTTTACTCCATTGTTTAAATCTTTAACAACCCATTCTAATATCCAATCTCTGTATAAAACATCAGCAAAGAATGATGCAATTTTTCCTTGTCGGTATTGATGTATTCCTTGACCTTCTTGAATAACTGTTTGAGTAGTCCCAAGTGGAGTTCCTGAAACAGGGTTTATTCCCAAAGCTGGGTCTGATGCACTACCTTTTACTCTAGCACTTTGTTCTAAAGCAACCTTATCATTAGTAAATGCTGTTAAATTGCCTAAGTTTGAATTAAATAACTGAGTATTACTTCCTTTACTCTGTTTTAGGATAGTATTCTTTTTAAGCTCTGTGAGTTTTTGATTACCCAGTTCCTCATCATCAGAAATGATTAAGTTAAAAGCACTATCTAATAACTCTTTAATTTTTTGGGCATCATAGTTAGCCCAGACTTGTTCTTCAAAAATACTTTCAACGATAGATTTACCACAAGCTCTACCTTTACTTCTAACTCTATCTATCTTTAATGCTTTAAAGTTTTCTGAAAGTGGTTTATCTTTACCTTTATAAAGGCTTATACCTTGTTTATTACCTGTATTATCTTTGTAGTAACAAACAACTTGCATTTGTGGAATATATTTATATTTATCTCCATCACTTTTTAACCAATTTTCTGGTAAATCTCCTCTTAATTCATATATTTCTACATATTTAGAAGGAGTTGCAAGCTCTTGGTCATTAGCTGTCCCTACTTTCTTAACCATTTCTGCTTGATATATAGCCATATCAATAGCTTCATCATTCCATTTACCTTTCATAGCCAATAAATCAGCTATTGTGTAGTAATGTCTGATACAAATCGGGCCTGACATTATGTCTGTTTGGTCGCAAAAAGCTAAAGTTTTTAAATCTACAACTTCTGGTCTAGGTTTATCTATTTCTTTTCTAACTAATACCAAATCGTAAATAACTGATGTTTCTACAACATCATCAATAAAAGTATCTAATTCGTTTTTTCTAGCCCATTGTGGGTGTCGTTTTTTAACTATGAATGATTTATAAGCATTACTTGCTTCATTTACATAAGGTATAATATCTTTAACATCAAAACCTTCACTTCTAAAGGCTACGTTTATAATTGGAGTTACTATGTCATCGTATCTTCGTAATCCATCGTTCTTACCTGAATGATACCAAGCGTTTGCTACGTTTGTGCATCGTTCAATGTGTTCGTGCATATTCCAATCCTTTGAGGTAGTTAAAGGCACACGAACAGTTTTAAAGTTAGTTTCCTCTGTTTTTATATATTCGAATATATCTTTGTCCATTTTGGGGTTTTAGAATCCCCAGTCTTTCTGTAAGATGTCATTTTAATATTATTTTTTGACTTTTGCTAATAATGTAATAATCTGGCTTGCCACTACTATCTTTTTGTATTTCTATTTTTTCATAGGGCTTTGCCTCTCTTAAAAATTTAATTATTTCTTCTTCATTTAAAGTTAGTTCCATTATTTTAAAATTAACCTTGTAAAAACTACTTTAGTAGTTAAAGGAGCGTTCCACAATCTTCTTGCTTGAAACATATTAAATGCTTTTTCTGTTGTTTTTTTACCTTCTGTTATATTAACAATAACTTTTGTCTTTAACATTTGAGGTCGTAAATCTAAGAAAGATTGAGTTAAATCATTTGTTTTGATTACATTTTCTTTACCATTAAATTTAACTGACATCTTATATTTTGTTTTGTTAGTTGTTGCCATTGTTTTAATTATAAATCTTTTTATTTGTCAATGCAAGTGTTGAAAACTAAATTGCTGGATTTTTTTCTTCTTGGTTTTCCATTCCTAACGGATAACGCTTTTGATAAGGAGGTTTTGCTATATGAAGTTGCATAGAAAGTGAGTCTAAAACATCATCGTGTTGTCCGTTTGGGAATGTTCTCATTTCGTCTTTTAATTCTAAGTTATCTCCTATTAAAAATATACTTTTATTTTCCCAACGTGGAATTAAACCTCTAATTCTTAACTCTTTATTTATTCCTTTATGCTTTACAGGAGTAATAGAAAAGAAGTGTTGTCTTTTTCTCATTTCTTCTTGTATGAAAGGTTGTATTGCCATAGTAAAAGTAGTTTCTTCTAGCCCAAGATATTGTGGATTATAAGTTTTACTTAAATAAAATAAGTGGTCTATTAACTCTTTACTATTTACTTTTAACCTATAACTAGAAACATTCCATTTGTTCTCTTTATCTACTCGGTTAATAGTTACACCTGTAAAGTCTGCACTTTCCTTTTCACTTACTGCACTATCAATCGTTATGTAACAAGACGTTTCTTTGTTTTCTACTTCTTTTTCTGTTGTATATTGAGCGTATGTTAGTTTAAATTCTGCCATAGCCTCATCAATAGGTTTGTTCATCATCTCGTATGAGAATACTAAAGAGCCTAGCTGACGTTGTTTGTCTTCTATTGATACTTTACCTGTTTTCTTTGCTTCTTCATCTGTTAAAGCGTATTTACTTTCCCAAGCTGGTTTTCCACTTTCTAGGATTACAGGAATGTTTCTAACTCTTATTTTTGGGTCAGTTTTTGCTCTTTCTAAAAGCCAATTCACATTTCCATATTCTGAAAGATAGTTACAGCAATAAAGAATAACTCCATTAGGAGCAAGTCCTGCCATAGCTTCTGTTATATGGTCACGAACTTGTTTTGTATATGCTTCTGAAGTTTTAGTCTTATTGGTTTCAAAGTCATCTAGTGTGAGTAAGTCTGGGCGTTGTGATAAGTGTAATCTTCCACGAACGGACTCTTGTGTTGAGTGAGCTTCTACACGAACACCATTTTCTGTAATGAAGTTGTTTATTCTATTCTGCTTAATCTCATTTACACTCTTTTCTTTTGAGAACATTACGCCAAAGTCAGCTCTATATCTCTTGTTGTTTACAAACTCAAAAGCTACGTCAAACAATATACGTTCAGCATTTTCTTTATCAAAAGCATCTATGTTCGGATATAATCTCTTTTTAAAGGTAATACACCATATGATAAATAGCTTTTCTAGTG